TTGTTCAGCATGAATTTTGATAGGGCTGTAGGCGTTCCACACACGTTGCAGAAGACCATAACCATTAGCCTTTTCACCAGTTACAGGACTGTAAATGTAAGGTTGACGATTAGCAGAATCAAGAGCACCAGTGATAAACCTGTTACGGTTCTCCAATTGACTGAAGAAATCACCTTCTACTTCTTTCAAACCTTCAGAAAAAATACGTGACCATTCACCACGTTGACCAGCCAAAGGACCAAGACTGTTGACAAAACCTGCGCTCCACCTCGAAATAGCACCTTCGTTACCTTCAAGAATATCCATCAAAGGCTTAACACTAGACAAACCAGTACGGTCTGTAATGGAAGCACTAAGGATAAACATGGCTTTACCAAGGAACTTCTCAGTCAAAGCTTCACCAAGCATGTCAAAGTTGTCTGCCACGTTAGCGACAAACGCCATCCAATCAGCCAACGGACCCATAGCTTCGTAGGAGTACCACTTACCATCTAGACCTTTGATAGTACGCTTTTCCCAGTTAGAGTTTTGTTCACGAGAACGCTGTGCTTGACGATCATAAAGACCATCACCACGAAGGCGATCATTCATGACAAGACCAACAGCACTGGTTACTGCCATAGCACCCACTGCCTTACGTCCACGAGTAATGTACTTAAGATCAGCAAGTCGGGTTTGTTTAGCAATAGTATCCATGTTGTCTACGTTGATGTTACGTGCACGAAGCAGCTCATCAACACGGGCTTCATCACTAAAAAGATCTTCCAACTTAACGTAAGCTAGTTCGTTTACATCACGTTGGAACGGCTGCCAAGGACCATACTTACCACCAATATCAATAATGTTCATACCCGTAGTGGGGAACATAAGGAAAGGTCGCATACCAGGAATAGTCCTGACAAGATCAGAAACACCTTGAGCCAAAGGAGTATCAAGGTTAAGTGCCATTTCGCCAGTAGCGTATTTGACAGCTTCGTCTTTGATCATTCCACTTTCATCAAACATTTGCTTATAATATTTATCAGCAATAGGCTTGACGGTCTTTTTAGTAATAGGTTGATTAGTAGCAATCAACTCATCCATAGCACGGAAACGTGACTCAGCGGCTGCGTTAAACACACCAGTGAATCCGTCCAAAGCAGTCATGGCATTACTACCGAAACGCAGAACAGGATCCTTACTAAGATCATTCAACATCTCAATTTGATTGACGATGTACTGAAGACCCTCGTTACCTTCTGCTGCTTGGGTACGTGCTGCTTCTTTCAAGAAGTCCAACTCACGTTCAGATTGCATAAGCAAATCAATACGTGTAGCAGAACGGACTGAATCAGGTTCTTTAGACGCTTTCATAAAGATGTTGCCAGCATACGGCATTGCCTTTTGAAGCGTTTCACCAATAGAACTGTAAGCAACCCAACCACGTTGGACAGCTTTCAGATCACCAGCAAGCACAGAGCCAGCAAAGTGAGAAATAGGTTGAGAAATAATTCCACCGAAGTTACCTGTCAATGCTTGAATAGGAGTACCAAATGCAGACAACATAGAGTTGTAAACATTAGACCAAACACCAGCCAGGAGTTTGTTTTCAACTTCAGGGTTGATGTTAACGATACCTTTACCAAGGTCAACGGTCATCCCATGGATGTACTTATTCATTTTGACAATGGTATCAATTTTACCATCAGTCAACTCATAAGCCATCAGGAATTGATCCATCAACTGAGGTTGATTAGTAGCGATCTGCCGCATAGTATTAGCAAACCGTTGGGAATCCTCAAAGATCTTTTGAGCTACTTCACCAGCACCATCAACCGTAGATTGGTTGTAACCTTGAATGTTCTTAAATCCATTCTTAACGAGTTGGATAAGATTCATCTTACGGTTCTTGTAGTACTTAGCAGAACCAGCAAGTTGAGTCACGTACTGCATCAAGTCAATAACTTTGTCTTGAGCTGCTTCCACAGCAGCAGTACCTTCAACCATCCGAGCACCTTCAGAAAGGTCAGAGATGCGTCCAGAAAGGCTTCCAGCAAGCAGGGACTGAGCTCGTGCTACATCCATACTGGTAAGGTCTGCACCGAAGCCACGGAGGGCTTTAGCAGCCATAGCAAAGCCTTCCTCTGCCATCACTTCTTTACCGGAATCATCACGAGTAATGAACGGTTCAAGAACTTGACGGACATCCTCTTTGCTCATGCGAGGATCAAAGAGTTGAATAGCAAGGTCTTCGTTAGCATTAACAACGTCTTTAAACGATACCTTCCAACCTGCACCTTCCATACCAATCTCACCAGCTTGCTTAAGCTGATCAGCAAGACCAAGAACAATGTCCTGAGCGTTGTCACCACTCTTAAGTGCAAACTTAAGGGCAGGTTCAGAAAGCATGTTACCTAGACGACCATACGTAGTATCTAAGTTTTTAGCGATACGTGCAGAGTCAATAGCAGCACCAACGACACCAAAGTCGTCAACAGTACGCACACCGACTTCACCGTAGTCAAAGATGTCGTGAACACCTTTAAGTGCTATATCCAAGTTCGGGTTTTCCGACATGTTGTAATAACCAACTTCGTCCAACGCTTCCTCTTGTCGGATAGCAGATTCTAGGACTGCTTCTTCAGGATCAGCGGAAGTAGGTTTAGGAGAATTAGACTCTAGCCACTTACGTGCTTGAGGGGTTTCACCGACCAAACGGTTAGACTTCCTAAGGCTACTAGAAGCGTTAGCAAGTGAAGCAACAAACTTATAAGCACCTTGGGCAAGACTAATAAAAGTCCCCATGCCAAGATCCTCATAGATGTTTTTCATCCGTTTGGTATCAACATCATCATCCTTCATCGTTGCCAGACTATCAGGAATCCAGTCAAAGATTTTAGGGAAGGATTGTTTCAGACTACCAGTAATGTTTTCTTCTTCGTACTCACTGCTAACGGCACCAACGCCAAGACCAGCAAGTGACTCAACACCAAGAGTACCAGCCCATTTAACAAAGGCATTGTTACCAAGAGACCAGCCAACACGGGTTTGTGCAGCTGCTCCACCTGCCATACCAAGTCGTGAAAGACCAAGTGTAGGGAGAACAACTGAAGAGATTTCTCTCAGTGCTTGTAGGTGTTCAGTTTCAAACTGTTTAAGCTTCGGAAAAGATTGCCCAGAAACTTTGTTAATAACATCTACGCCAAAGTCCAATATACCTGCTTGGGCAGCAAATGCACCCTCAGCAGTTTGTCTAGCGTAATCGCCTAAATCGTAACCAGGTTGCCAAGGAAATTGTTGTTCTTGCTCTGCCGTAGCAGGAGCGGGTTGTTGAGGTTGTTCAGGTTGTCCTCCCGTGGGAGTAGTCATTCCAGCTTCTGCCTGAGCGGCTTGAGCTACCTCAGCTTCTTCAGCCTGGCGCTCAAGCTCCATCTCAGCCTGCAACTCTGGGGAGAGTTCCATTTCACCTGGATCAACCCTAAACATCTCTGTAGGATCGTATTCCATAGTTTAATTTAACATGTAATAGAGGTTCGTTCTACCGTATTTTTGTTCATACTCTTGAGGAGTACCTCTCCAATCAAAGCGAGAACGAGCAGTACTATTACTAATAATCATACCATCAGCACCAACAATACCCATATGAGGATACGGATCAGTGGGGTGATTGTCTTGCATAATAGCAATAGCACCTGGCATTGGACCAGCTACTCTTTTTCCAACTCGATCTAAGACTTGTTTGACCTCAGGAACATAAACACTATTACCCCAAGGTACGTTCATGCCTGCAGCCCGCATAACTTTATTTACAGCCCAAACACAAGCATTCCGTCCTTCATCAGGACCATCACTTGTATCCATACCTGCATAACTAGATGCACTTGCTGTAAGTTGCATGTTGTTGTGACCTGAACGCATCAGGTGGGGACTAGACAAAGATATATTAGAACCACCATATTTATACATCACTTTGGCAAATTTCTTGCCGTGCTCAATCATTTCAGTTTTAACTGCACCATCGGGCAGCTGACCTCTGACATAAGCATCGTAATTACCGGGACCAGCATTGTATGCCATAGCGGCTGCTACTGGATCATTATATTTTTGTAGAAGACTGCCGTAGTACTTAGCACCGTAATCAATGTTAACGTTAGGATCCCTCCAATTTTGCATTTGGAAAAACTCAGGATGTGCTGCTTTGTTAATCTGCATCACACCAAAAGAAGATCCGTTGTAGCTACTAATGTTAGGATTAAACCCACTTTCAATCTCCGCAAGAGCTGCAATGTAAGAAGGGTTGACACCATTACGTTGTCCTGCACTTTGAATTATTGTCCCAAGATTGTTAGGCACAATAGCAGGGTTAAACACGTTAGAAGTGCCTAAACCACGTGCAGACCTATTAACACTAGGGGTTTTATAAAGTAGTTTCTGGAAAGAAGGGCTGACAGTTTGTTGAACAGAAGACAACGACGGTGGAGCTTGAAGAGGAGGAATACCGTGTTGAGCCAGTTGAGCGTTAATAATAACCATAGGATCAAGACCATTAGACATAGAAGCCACAGCCAGTACGTCTTGAGGTACAACAAACCCAGGTTTACCGTAAGTATCTACTATCTGTTTTGCCTCAGGAGCAGTAATGATTGCATCTTTGGTATTAATAGTAGTTTGAATACCGTTAGTTTTAACGTTTTGCTTAAGAGTGTCGTAACGACGATTAGCCTTTTCAACAGCGCTTAGCATCCCTTTATTAAGATTAGGGAAGGTAGCTGCACCACCGGGAGCATCAGGTTTACGATACCAAATACTATCTTTGTTACGTGCACCTGCTTTAACTTCTGCATCCAACTGTTGACCGATAGTAGTAGCTGCTTGGTTAAAATCAGCACCACCTGCAACAGCTTGGTCTACAC